ATAACCAAACATTATGTAAAATTGTTGAACCTATAAAATTAACAACAATAAATAGGTTAAACAAAAGCAAAAAGTGGAAGTATGGATATAACAAAGAACATGATGTTGTTGTTATATCTAAAACAGGCATGATAGGTGATATAATAGAAATACAAAATCTACAAATAGCATTACCTAAACAACCAAAGAAAATACATAAGTTTAAAAAGGACAAATGGGAAGTAACACCATATCCAAAAGAACTTAATAGGATAAAATCTATATTTGATTGGAGAGATTATCCTAATGAATTTAAAAGCAAGTATATTGATTATATTGAAGAAGAGTTTACAAAGAGAGAAAATGGCTTCTGGTTTTATAACAAAGGCATTGCTACTTATATTACTGGTACTCATTACATGTACCTCCAATGGTCAAAGATTGACGTCGGACACCCTGATTTTAGAGAAGCAAATAGATTATTCTTTATTTTTTGGGAGGCATGTAAAGCGGATGCCAGAAGTTATGGTATGTGCTATCTCAAAAACAGACGCTCAGGCTTTTCTTTTATGGCGTCGGGGGAAACAGTTAACCTCGCCACAATATCTTCCGATGCACGTTTCGGGGTATTGTCCAAATCTGGTGCCGATGCGAAGAAAATGTTCACGGATAAAATTGTCCCGATTTCGGTCAACTATCCTTTCTTCTTTAAACCGATCCAAGACGGGATGGACAGACCCAAAACAGAGTTGGCTTATAGAGTACCTGCTTCAAAGCTTACTAGAAGAAAACTCACCGCAAGTTCCGAAGATCAACCTGAAGAACTCACGGGGCTCGATACAACTATTGACTGGAAAAATACCGGTGATAATTCGTATGACGGAGAAAAATTAAAGTTATTAGTACACGATGAAAGTGGTAAGTGGGAAAGACCAGATAATATACTAAACAACTGGCGAGTAACTAAAACCACATTACGATTAGGTAGTAGAGTTATTGGTAAGTGTATGATGGGCTCAACTTGTAACGCGTTAGACAAAGGTGGTGATAATTTTAAGAAATTATATTATAACTCTGACGTAACTAAAAGAAATAAAAATGGCCAGACAGCTTCAGGACTATATTCGTTTTTTATACCAATGGAGTGGAACTATGAAGGCTTTATGGATGAGTATGGCTTACCTGTGTTTGATACACCAGATAACGAGGTCTACGGTCCACACAATGACCTTATTGATACTGGCGTTATAGATCATTGGCAAAATGAAGCTGATGGTTTGAAGAACGACCAAGACGCGTTAAATGAATTTTATAGACAGTTTCCAAGAACTGAAGAGCACGCGTTTAGAGATGAAACTAAAAACAGTATATTTAATTTAGTAAAGATATACGAGCAAATAGATTACAATGAAGAAACAAATCAAGGTATATCTATTGGTAATTTTCAATGGATTAACGGGGTAAAAGATTCAAAAGTACAATTTTATCCTGATCCAAGAGGTAGATTTAGAATTAGTTGGGTGCCACCAACTCACTTACAAAATAGAGTAATTGACAAAAATGGCACTAAATATCCAGGCAATGAGCACATGGGTGCTTTTGGTTGTGATAGTTATGATATATCAGGTACTGTAGATGGTTTAGGATCTAACGGCGCTTTACATGGTTTAACAAAGTTTAGCATGGAAGACGCACCACCTAGTCAGTTCTTTTTAGAATACGTGGCTAGACCAGCAACAGCTGAAATATTTTTTGAAGACGTTTTAATGGCGTTGGTATTTTATGGTATGCCAATACTTGCAGAAAACAACAAACCACGTTTATTATATCATTTAAGAAGAAGAGGTTATAGAGGTTATTCAATGAATAGACCAGATAAAGTTTGGAATAAATTATCACAAAGTGAAAAAGAAATAGGTGGTATACCAAACTCTAGTGAAGACATAAAGCAAGCTCATGCGGCAGCAATTGAAACTTACATACAAGAACATGTGGGTTTAAAACCAGATGGAGGTTGTGGCAATATGTATTTTAACAGAACACTAAATGATTGGTCGAAATTTGATATTACTAAGCGTACTAAGTTTGATGCTACTATTAGCAGCGGTCTTGCGATTATGGCTTGTAATAGACACTTGTATCAACCGAATAAAAAAATTGAAAGAGCGAAAGTAAACTTAAGTTTTTCAAAGTATAATAATGAAGGATTTACTTCACAAATAATAAAATAAAACATGAACACAAAGAGCGCACAAAATTATTTTCCAAGTCAAGTAGTTAGTGACCAAGAAAAAAACAGCTACGAATATGGATTAAAAGTAGCTCAAGCAATTGAAGCTGAATGGTTTGGTAAAGACTTTAATTCTAATAGATTTAGTTTAAACCAACAAGATTTTCATAAACTAAGACTATACGCAAGAGGCGAACAATCAGTTCAAAAATATAAAGATGAATTATCTATTAATGGTGATTTGTCATATCTTAATTTAGACTGGACACCAGTTCCTATAGTTCCAAAATTTGTTGATATTGTTGTAAATGGTATAGCTGAAAGAGGTTATGACTTAAAAGCATATTCTCAAGATCCGTTTGGTGTAAAGCAAAGAACAGATTATATGGAATCTATTGTTAGAGACATGCAGACATCTGAAATAAATGACGAAGCATATGTAACGTTAGGTTTAAATGTTTATGAAAACGATCCATTATCTTTACCTAAAACAACTGAAGAACTAGAGCTACACATGCAGCTTGATTACAAACAATCAATTGAAATAGCCGAAGAACAATCACTTAATGTTTTATTTGATGGTAATAAATACGACAACACGTTAAAAAGATTGTACTATGATTTAACAGTACTTGGTATAGCCGCTGTTAAAAATAACTTTGATACATCATCCGGTATAACTGTTGAGTATGTAGATCCTGCAAACTTAGTGTATTCTTACACTGAATCGCCTTATTTTGATGATATATATTATTGTGGCGAAGTAAAAAACATACCTATCAACGAGCTTAAAAAACAATTTCCACATTTAACAAACGAAGATTTATTAGAGATAGAAGATCAACCACATCAAAATGCTTATGCAGCAAATAGGTATAGTTCATCTTATAATGATAACAACGTAGATAATAATATAGCGCAAGTTTTATACTTTAATTATAAGACATATAATAATGAGGTATATAAACTAAAACAAACAGCAGCTGGTGGATCTAGAGTTATACCAAAAGATGATTCATTTGAAGCTGTTGGAGATGTTCCATTTGAAAAATTATCTAACTCATTAGAGGTTTTATATGAAGGCGCTTTAATATTAGGCACAAAAAAATTACTAAAATGGAATTTAGCAGAAAACATGTTAAGACCAAAGAGTAACTATACTAAAGTTAAAATGAATTACGCTATTCACGCGCCAAGAATATATAAAGGCAGAATAGAATCTTTAGTAAAAAGAATAACAGGCTTTGCTGACATGATACAGCTAACGCACCTAAAGTTACAACAAGTAATGTCACGTATGGTTCCTGACGGTGTTTATTTAGATGCTGATGGTTTAGCTGAAGTTGATTTAGGTAATGGTACAAATTACAACCCACAGGAAGCGTTAAATATGTTCTTTCAAACTGGTAGTATAATAGGTAGATCATTAACACAAGAAGGTGATCCTAATCCAGGTAAAGTACCTATACAAGAAATAGCAAGTGGTAATGGTGGCGCTAAGTTACAAAGTTTAATAGGCACATACAATTATTACTTGCAAATGATAAGAGATGTAACTGGTTTAAACGAAGCAAGAGACGCTAGCACACCGGATAAAAACGCTTTAGTCGGTATTCAAAAGTTAGCGGCAGCTAATTCAAATGTTGCTACTAGACATATACTTCAAGGTGGTTTACATTTAACAGTAGAAACCGCAGAAGCTTTAGCATTAAGAATATCTGATGTTTTAGAATACTCTTCAACAAGAGATGCTTTTATACAATCTATAGGAGCTCACAATGTAGCATCATTAGAAGAATTACAAGAGCTACATTTATATGACTTTGGAATATTTTTAACTTTAGCTCCTGATGAAGAAGAAAAGCAATTACTTGAAAATAACATACAAATGGCTTTACAGTCAAATAGTATTGAACTAGAGGATGCTATAGATGTAAGAAATATAAAAAATCTAAAATTAGCAAATCAAATGCTAAAAGTAAGACGCCAGAAAAAAATAAAGATGGACCAGATGTTAGCTCAGCAAAATATAGAATCGCAAGCTCAAGCTAATGCACAAGCGCAACAGGTTGCTGCTCAAGCTGAAGTTCAAAAGCAAAATGCTATAAATTCTTTAAAATTACAAGGTGACGCACAAAAGGCTGAGCTAGAAGCTAACAAGTTACAACTTGAAGCTGAACTTAAAAAAGACTTAATGGCACAAGAGTTTGAATACAACTTAGCTTTAAAAAATCTAGAGCATAGTTCTATTGCAGCTAGAGAGGAAGAGGGTAGAAAAGATGATGCAAGTAAACAAGCAATTGCTGCAAGAAAAAATAAAAATTTTGAATCTTCAGGTAATGATATAATGAGTGGGAGTATTGGTTTAGGAAGATTTGAACCAAGTTAATGTTTAACAAATAAATAAATAATAATGGCAATAGTAACTAACGATTGGACTGGTAAAATTACTGGATCCGTTTTTCAAGTAGGAGGTGGTGATCCTATTGTACCGCCAACTGGTCATGTATTTGTAGCAATCACAGCTCTAGCCGCAACTGATTTTGTAGCTTCAGGTGGTCTAGTCGCAGATGATGCAACTGTATGGGCTAACACTGAAGATGCTGCTAATGATTTAGCTGCAGACTCTGAAACAATAAGCGAAGGATCTGGTGGTGTACAAATAAATGCTACAAACTTAGATTTACCAGCTGGCACTACAATTTATGGTAGATATACAAAAATTGATATCAACGCTGGACAAATTATAGCATACATAGGAAAAGCTTAAGAAATTGTACGAGAGTACATATGTTTAATTTTATAATATTATATTATGGCAAATGATGAGAAAAACGTCAATATAGACGAAAAAAACGCCGAGTCACCACAGGGTGACGGTAAGGTAAAAAAACCTCGTCTTAAAAAGTTTCAACAAGATGAAGAACCTATAAAGGTAAATCTTGCTGAGCCAAAAGAAGAAGAGGTTAAAGAAGAAGAACAACCTAAAGAAGAAGTAAAGCAAGAGGAAACACCTGTTGTTGAAGAGGTGGTAGAAGAGAAAAAAGAAGAGGTTGTTGAAGAAAAAGAAGATCCAGTTGTTGAAGAGGTAACTGATGAAGAAGTAGAGGAAAAGGTAGAAGAAGTACAAGAAGCAGTTGAAGAGGCGATTGAAAAGGCAGAAGAAACTGGTGAAGAGTTACCAGAGAATATCCAAAAGCTTATGAAGTTTATGGAAGAAACTGGTGGTGATCTTGAGGATTATGTTAAGTTAAATCAAGACTATAGTAAATTTGATGACACGGCGTTATTAAGAGAATACTATAGACAAACTAAACCACATTTATCAAGTGATGAGGTTGACTTTTTAATGGAAGACTCATTTACTTACGATGAAGATGTTGATGATCCTAAGAACATCAAGCGAAAGAAATTAGCGTTTAAAGAGCAAGTTGCCGACGCTAGAGCCCAATTAGACAGGCAAAAGTCTAAATACTATGAAGAGATTAATGCTGGTGTTAAGTTAACACCTGACCAAAAAAAGGCTATTGATTTCTTTAATAGATACAATAAAGAACGAGGTGAGCAAGATAAAATTGCAAAGCAACGTAAATCTGTATTTCAACAAAGAACTAAAGATGTATTCAACAAAAACTTTAAAGGTTTTGAATATAACATTGGTGAAAAGAAATTTAGATTTAATGTTAAAGATGCAAACAATGTTCAAGAGCAGCAGAGCGATATTAATAATTTTGTTAACAAATTTGTTGATAATAAAAGTAATACAATATCTGATGCAAAGGGATATCATAAATCTTTGTTTACCGCAATGAACGCAGACAGCGTTGCGAATCATTTTTACGAACAAGGCCGAGCTGATGCTATAAAAGAAAGTATAGCTAAAGCAAAAAACGTTAGCATGGAACCTAGACAAGGTTTAGGTGAAGTTGAAGCGGGTGGTATGAAAGTAAAAATTTTACAAGACAATGATATGAGTTCATTTCGTTTTAAACCAAAAACAAAATAAAGTTTAACAATTATAAATATAAATAATTATGGCAGCAATTACTCCAACAGGTGGATCGTCGTTAAATAGCGTACCTTCACCAGTTAAAGCGGCGATAACTACTAACTATTTAGATTTTACATCTGGTAGTAACGACTGGTCTCAGCAGTATCTACCTGATCTAATTGAGCAAGAAGCAGAAGTATATGGTAAAAGAACTATATCTGGTTTTCTAGCAGCAATTGGGGCAGAAGAGGCAATGAGCTCAGACCAAGTAGTTTGGACAGAACAAGGTAGGTTACACCTTTCGTACAAAGTAACAGCATATGCAGCAGGATCAAACACTGGTGACCTTACTTTAGGTCAAGCTCCAGGATCAAGTGCATCTGCAGCGTCTACTCACGGTATCAGAATCGGTTCAACCGTTCTAGTATCTGATGGACAGGCTAACGCAGTAGTATTTAGAGGGTTAGTCACTCACTTACCAGCAGGTAACAAAATCACAGTAGCTCCTTATACAACAGGTGATGCTTCAGGTGATATTGCAGATGTTTCAGGTATCAATACAACAACTCTAGCAGCAAGTGGTAGAGTATTTGTTTATGGTTCTGAGTATGGTAAGGGAACAAATGGTATGGGCGAAACTACTGGTAATAACCCAGTTATGCCACAGTTCACTACGTTTAACAACAAACCAATTATCTTAAAAGATCATTATTCAATTTCTGGATCTGATACTTCAAGAATCGGTTGGGTTGAGGTTAGCGCAGAAGACGGAACTTCAGGATACTTATGGTATCTAAAAGCAGAAGCTGAAACTAGATTAAGATTTGCTGATTATCTTGAGATGTCTCTTTTAGAGTCAGAAAAAGGTACAGTAGGTGGATCAGTAGCTGATAATTCAATCAACGGTGCAGGAGAATCATTCGGTACTGAAGGTTTATTTAAAGCTATCACAGCTAGAGGTCACGTGACTTCTGGTATTGCAGGAACTAGTGCAGTAGATGATTTAGGATCTTTTGATGAGATTCTTAAAAAGTTTGACGAGCAAGGTGCTATTGAAGAGTACATGCTTTATTGTAACAGAACAGTATCATTAGCAATTG